GTAAAGAATCAGATAGTTCTGATGAAGTATCTGGAGAACCTGCATCTGAAGAACGTATTATAGCTGGTAAAGATAAAACGTTAATAAAAACAAATTCTTTAGAATCTAAAGCATTTACTCAAGAAATGATTCCGGATGATGCTGAATTTGAAAAGAAAAACGCAAAGTTGGCAAACCCAACTCCACCCGATGCTTTTAAGATTCCAGACGATTTGGTTTCAAATCCAAAATTTCCAAAACGATATTTGAAAGCGTTAGAACGAATGATGAATACTCGACCTACCGGAGATGCTACAAAGTGGTCTCACTTTAGTGATATTCCTGGTGGTGCTGGTCAAATATCTGCTCAAGCCGGTGAATTGATGACGATGATGGGAACATCCATGTCGAATGACGAATTTACAAAGTTAACTGACGCATTATCAGCACATGAAACTGCTCTGATTAAAAACAATCCCAGTTTAAAAACCGAGGGTAGCCGCATTGTAACAAAGAGTTGGATACAAGCTGCTAAAAACAATAGACAGGCAATATTAAATCGTATTAGTTCACAATATCCTGGTGCTGAAATTGTGGCTACATCTTGGGATACTAAAGATGAAGTACAAGCTCTCGGTTTGAAGAATTACAATAAGAACAAAGGATTCTCAAGTGATATGTACGCCAAGATTAAACTTCAAGATGGTAGTGAGATTTTGGATGAGGTTTCTTTGAAAAAATCAACCATGGTTAACTTTTTGAATTCAGGTGCTGGTAAATTTTCCGAATGGGATACTGACTTACCAGATGAAATCAATCAAAAGGTATATTCATCAAATCAAAGAAAAGGTTTGAGTGATTTTGGCTCTAAATTCTCAAATGACATTAAAAAATTAATTGATTCAAATGACCCTGCTGCAAAATCAGTAATAGATACTATGAAGTCTAAAAAAATATCATTTGATGATGCTTTGAATGATTTAGCAAAGGGTGGTGGTAGTCGTAGCAAAAACAAGGTAGTATTGGAAGGTATCAAAGCTCTTGCTGATTCTGGAAATGAAGATGCAAAACAATACATGAAGAATGTTGATGAGACGCATCGTGAGTTTCAAGCCGAATCGGTTAAAGCTATTGTCACAAATCCAAAAATGAAAGCTGGTATGTTAGAGGAAATTAAGAAAGAGTTTCCTTTAAAATCAGTTTCAGATGGTGAAGAGACCATGGCTATCGGTCCAAACTCTTTGGATAAGAAAGTTATGGAAAAAATATTTGGAACATCTGATTTTGAACAAATCAAAGAAAAATTAGTAGCTGAAGATGGCAATCCACCATACTTGGGATATAAAGCAGACCTTGATGGTAAAGTCATTCCGTTAGCTACAATTGTGGTTCGTGAAGATGGTGTTGGTTATGGTGGTCAGATAAAATTTGAAATGCAGTTAGACAAAAGGTTTGCTAAAACCCTTGAAACTGCTAATAAAGACATATATTCAAAATAATTACGGAGACATGAGTGAGAACGCAGTTATTGTGTACATTTACAAACGAAAACACATTTGAGGATGTGGTAAACGCTATTCATTCTAAATTTGAGTTGTTTAGTAAAAAAATATTCATATTGAAATTAGACCCATCTAAAGAGTTAGTTGTTAGTTACAATATTATGCCAACCACCATGAACAAGTTCTTACCAAACACAATCATGGTACATCGTAAAAAGGAAACCAATACGATGTATACTATAAATGCTCTAAACAAACTTATATTAGACTTAAACAATGGAGTAAGTGATAGCCATTATCAAGTGAATTGGGACGAATATAGGAATGCTGTGATTCTGACCGATGGTGATGGGTATAAGATTTTAAAAACAACATTATTCAGAATTATTGACGTTAATTAACTCTACTCCGATATTTATACCAGTGGGTATAATACCAACGGGTAAACCCCCCAAAACTGAAAAATAAAAAAATATTTTGAAATACATTTGGAATTGTCACCCAAATGTTGTATATTAGTGACAAGTTTAACAATTAACAAATAAAAAAAGGTAAATTATGGCTATTGACTTAAATGCAATCCGAAACCGTCTGAACAGTCTTCAGACGAAAGTAACAAAGACTGACAACTTGTGGAAACCACAACCTGGTAAACAACAAATTAGGATTCTTCCTTACGTCCACAACTCCGCTAACCCATTTATCGAACTTTACTTCCACTTTGACTTTGGTGGTAAAAACGTATTGTCACCCATTTCACATGGTGGTGCTGACCCGTTGGTTGAGTTCGCTGAAAAGTTGAAGGCTACTGGAAATCGTGATGATTGGAATCTTTCAAAAAAGTTGACTCCAAAGATGCGTACTTACGTTCCTGTATTGGTTCGTGGTGAAGAATCTGAAGGTGTTAAGTTTTGGGGATTTGGTAAACAAGTTTATCAAGAATTGTTGGCGTTCTTCGCTGACCCAGATTATGGTGATTTGACTGACCCTGTTAGTGGTCGTGATATCACTGTAGAATTCAAATCTGCTGCTGATGTGGGTAAATCTTATCCAGAAACCTACATTCGTGTAAAACCAAACACAACTCCAATTTCAGAGGATAAAAACATCCTTGAGTTGTGTAAAGACCAAATCGATTTGTCGACTATGTTCAAAAAAGTATCTTATGAGGATATGAACAAAATGCTCGAACAATGGTTAGAAACCGGCCAAGTAGCCGACTCTGAAGCTGAACCAACCGCTGACGTTCCGGTTCAGTCTGAATCCGCACCAAAATCAGTAAGTGGTGCTGCTAGTGTAAAAGAAGCATTTGACGACCTTTTTAACGACTAATTATGGCAGGAAAGAAAGATTCAGTTCGTGATGAACTATCGTCAATCCTTGCTAATAATCTAAACAAGAAATTCAAATCGGCTCACAAAGTCGCTTTTTTCTTGGATGGTTCGGAACAGACACCCACCGACTTGGATGAGTGGGTGTCTACCGGCTCTCCTATGTTAGATTTGGCAATCTCAAATAGACCTCATGGTGGATTACCAGTTGGTCGTATTACGGAGATTACTGGATTAGAAGGTAGTGGTAAATCACTCCTTGCGGCTCATGCTATTGCTGATACGCAACAAAAGGGTGGATTGGGTGTTTACATTGACACCGAAAACGCACTTAACCAAGAATTTCTTGAAGCCATTGGAGTTGACATCAAAAAGATGTTGTATGTTCCCTTGGAAACAGTCGAAGACATCTTTGAAGCCATTGATTCGATTATTGAGTCAGTTCGTGCTGCTGATGGTGACAAAAAGAAATTGGTTACTATTGTAGTAGACTCCGTTGCAGGTGCTTCTACAAAGGTTGAGATTTCAGCTGACTACGACCAAGCTGGCTACGCAACTCAAAAAGCAATCATCATTTCAAAGGCTATGAGAAAAGTTACGAACCTAATTGGACGTGAACGAATTTCTCTAATCTTTACAAACCAACTTCGTACTCGATTGGGAGTATCGTTTGGTGACCCTTGGACTACAAGTGGTGGTAAGGCAATTGCTTTCCACTCATCATGTAGATTGAGATTGAAACAAATGGGTCAGTTGAAGGCAAAAGTTGGTGGTGTTGAACAAGTAGTTGGTATCAAAACCCGTGCTCAAGTTATCAAGAACCGAATGGGACCGCCGCTCCGTTCCGTTGACTACGATATCTACTTTGATAGTGGTATTGACAACTACGGGTCGTGGTTGGAGATGATGAAGACATACAAACTTGTTAACCAAAGTGGTGCTTGGTATACATATGTCAACAAAACTACAGGTGAGGAAATTAAATTCCAAGCCAAGAATTTTGAAGAAACTCTAAAATCTGACCCTGAACTTAAAGAGACTATTTACCAACAAATTTGTGAGACTTATATCATGTCTTACAAAGAGTCCAGTGCAGAGTCAAACATTGATAACATTGAAGTAACTGATTTTGATGATTAATAGGTATAAAGAACTGCTTAAAGAAGTAGAAAAAGAACATAGTGAAGTAAAAAACGAAGAACTAAATGATAGAGTTCTGATTATAGATGGTCTCAATCAGTTTATTCGAGTCTTTGGTGCAGTTCCTGCCTTAAATGACGATGGTGAACATTGTGGTGGTGTGACAGGGTTTCTCCTGTCCACCGCTGCTACCATCCGAAGCCTTAAACCAACCCGAGTGGTTATTGTGTTTGATGGTAAAGGTGGTTCTAATCGTAGAAAATCAGTTTATAAAGAATACAAAGAGGGTAGGACTGGTTTGACCAAATTAAATCGTCTTGCCGGTTATGAGGACTTGGAAGACCAGTCAGCTTCTATGAGAAAACAATTCGCAAGACTAATTGAGTATCTACAAGTTCTTCCTATAACACTAACCTATATTGACCACGTTGAAGCCGATGATATTATAGCTTATCTTGCGGTACACTATTTTAAAAAGGATGTCACAATCGTTTCTTCAGACAAAGATTTTCTACAATTAGTAAACCCACGAATCAAAGTTTGGGCTTCTACTAAAAAGAAAATGTATGATGAGTCTTTGGTAAAAGAAGAGTATGGTGTAATTCCTCAAAATTTGGTGTTCTATCGAGTTATAACAGGAGACGCTTCAGATAACATTTCGGGCGTAAAGGGTATCGGTGAAAAGACAATTTCTCAAAAAATGTCATTTTTAAACAATGGCGAGTTAGACCTTGATGGGTTTTTAGAAAAATGTTCTACTGACTGTGATGAGAAATTATCAAAAAAACTATTAGAATCGACTGATACGATTACCATGAACTTTAATCTAATGCAATTACGAGACCCTGAAATTGCATCTTCAATAAAGTCAAACGTTAGGGCTATCATGGATGACCATCAACCAATGCTCGATTTGGTAGAGTTCAAAAAGATGTTCATGTATGATAAATTGTACACAGCATTCGCTAATGTGGATTCTTGGTTGAGAAATTCATTCACATCCTTGGAAACAAATTTAAAAAATCACTTTGATAATAGAAAATAAATTCGTATATTTGGTTTATGGAAAAATTCGGAACGAAGTTCTCAAACACATTTCAGATAAAAGTTATATCATCCTTACTTGGTGATAGAGTTTTTACCAGACAGGTGTTTGATATCCTTAAACCACAATATTTCGATTCAGAGGCATCGGAGTGGTTGGTTAAGGAAATAATGTCCTATATGGACACATATGAGACGTTACCAACCCTTGATGTACTAAAGGTAAAGATTAATTCGGTTGAGCGTGATGTTTTAAAGACTTCAATTGTTGATACTTTAAAATCCGCTTGGACTAATCTTGAAAGTGAGGATTTAGACTATGTAAAAGAACAATCGGTAGAGTTTTGTAGAAATCAATCAATCAAGAACGCTATTCTCGATTCAGTATCATTACTTGAACAAGGTAAATACGATACAATCAAGAAAAAGATTGATGATGCTATGAAGTCAGGTCAATCACAAGATATTGGTCATGATTACAAAACCATGATTGATGTTAGATACGAAGACACAATTAGAAACGTGGTATCTACTGGTTGGAAAGTGATTGATGATGTTACACAAGGTGGTTTTGGTAAGGGTGAACTTGTAATGTTTGCTGCTCCTCCGGGAATTGGTAAATCTTGGTCATTGATTAACATTGGTGTTAACGCAATGAAACAAGGTAAGACGGTAGCCCACTATACATTGGAATTAAATGAAGGTTACGTTGGTCAAAGATACGATGCTGTTTTAACGGGCATACCTGTCGCTAACCTTAAATTTAACCGAGAGGAAGTTGACAAAATGGTCAAATCCGTGAAGGGT